AATTTCAATTTTAAATAATCTATATGTTCTTGTGGAATTATACCACCATTATTGATAATTGTACATATATTGAATGTGTTTGTAAATTTATTTTCATTTACAGATTTGATATGTTTTGAATCTAACTTATGATTTTTATAATATTTAATAACTTGAGTTTTTGTTTGCTTTACATCATACATATAATTATACCAATTCATAGCTTTAATCATTTCAGTTTTAGATAATTCATGATTAAATTTTGGTTCTTCACCGTAAAAAGTTTTTTCATTTATCATTATTTTAATCCTTTTCTATATGTATAATTAATAGCTTCAACTTTATCATTATAAACACTATCTTTATATTTGTATTTATTTAATTTTCTATCATCCATTACTTCATTTTTTACAGATAATTCTTCTATTTCAGGTACATAATCTTTAACATATATTAAATTAGCATCTTCATTCTCACAACTATCACAACGTTGATATTTTTCTATGTTGGATACATATTGATCATCCATGTATGTGCATTTAATTATACCACATTTTTTACATTTAAAATAACAATTTTTTATCATCTATTTCACCTCTATGGAACTAAATCCAAATTTTTCTTTGTTTACAAATATTATATTATCAAACATATTAGCAACTTCTTTATGTGAAATGATAAATATGTTTTTATCTTTTTGTTCTTTTAATATATTTATTAAATCACCCATAGCATTATCGTCAAGGCTCGCGTCAAAAATTTCATCCAATGAAGATAAATTTGTTGATATGCTATTTCTCATACCTGCAATTATATTCCAAGTTATAATTAATGATATATCAACTCTACTTTTTTCACCAGCACTTAAATTTGCATATGTTACTGGATCTCTAAAATCTTGTAACAATGTTTCATTGAATTCATTATCCATATAAAAACTAAAAGGAAAACTAAATTTAACTAAATATTGATTTACCAAATTGTTTATAACTTCAATGTAGTTATCAATGATAGATTTCTTAACACCTGTCTCTGATAATACGTATAAACATTTTTTATAATTGTTAATATTCATTGTAAGTTTATCTAATTTTACTTTCAACTCACCAGATTCTCTTTTATTATCTTCAACATTTTTATTCAATTCATCTAATTTATTATTTGATTTTATTTTATCAATATTAGATTTTAATTCTTTTATTCTATTTAAATTTATATTAGTTCTATAATTTATGTTTGAAATATCATTATTTAATTCATTAATTTTTGATTGATAAACATTGAGTGCTTTTTTGTTTATTGAAATGTTTTCATTAGTTGTGTCAACAACAATTTTAATATCATTAATTTTATTTAATAATTTATTTTTATTTATAGATAATCTATCTATTTGTTTATTCACATATTCTTTATCTATATCTCTACCACATGTTGGACATGTTAAATTGTGTTCAAAAAATTCTAAATCTTTATTAGTATCTTTCAATCGTGTTTGACCAGCAAATAACAATTTACTGTAATCATTGATAATTTTATTATCTTTTTCTATCAACTTTTCAATTTCATTTTTTAAATCATATTGAGTATCTAATTCTTTTTTAAACTTTATATCGTCAAGTTGAAATTCATTATTTTCAAGAATTAATTTATCAATTTGAGTATTCAAATCATTTATATTTTCTTCAGTATTTTGTTTTGCTTCATCTAATTGTTGACTATATATTCTTAAATTATTATCTTTAATAGATTTTAAATTACCAATCTGAATAATATCATCTGAATCTTTTTTATTCATTATTTTAATTTTTTCAGACATTTTTGATAACACTGTTAAGTCAAGAATTGATTCAATAAATTCACGACGTTCTGCTGCACCTAGTTCAAAAAATTTAACATAATCATAACCAAGACATATTAATCTATTAAAACTTTTTGAATTTAATTTCAAAATATTTGTCTCTAAGTATGATTGAAAATCTCTTGAATCTCCATTCATATCCAATAATTTATCATTCTTCCAGACATTTAAAATATCCGGTTTAATACCACGTTCTATTAGATATATATCATTTGCAATAGAAAATTTTAATCTTACAACACAACCTTTTTTATTCTTATTATTTACTAAGGCAGATTTATTTATTTTGTTTAGTGCTTTACCAAATAATGCAAAATGTATACTTTGAATGATAGAAGTTTTACCACCACCATTTTTACCTTGAATAAGTGTTAGTTGATTTTTATCAAGTTGTATTTCAGTATCATAATTACCGTATGATAGAAAATTTTTCCATGATACATTTAAAAATTTAATTCTCATTCTTCTTCACTTATGCTTTGTTTATAACTAGTTTCTAGAATTGATATTAATGATTTATATTCATTCTCATCAATATATGCTGTCTTTGTGTATTTATCAATGTTATCCCAAACACTTACACCTTCATCTAATGAATCTTTTAAATTAACATCTTTAATATTATCAATGTTATTTGAAATCATTAAAAGATTTTCTGGTTTCAATTCATTTAATTTATTTGCAAGACTATTAACTTCATCCTTTGTTATTTTAGAATCATAGATTACTTTAATAATTTTACCTTCTACTTGGTCTCTATTTAATTTTAATGCTTCATCATAATTATATTTATTAAATAAAATGTCATTATTTTTTCTAATAGCTATAACATCTGTTTCTGTATCTAATATATAAATAAATTTTTCATCATCATAATCTATCCAAGTTAATTGATATGGTGCACCTGTATATATTATATTATTTTTTTCTGAATGTGTATGGTAATGACCAGAAAAAACCTTTACATATTTTTTAAAACTTGATTGGGTTATCTTTTCTTCAACTTCAGCAATTCTTGTTTTATCAAAAGGAAAACCATTGAATTCAAAATGACCAAAACAATATTTAGAATTTGAAGTAAATATAAAATCCCTAACATCAGCTTTATTTTCTTCTGACACCCAAGGAATTAAATCAACATTATTTACTGTAATTGGTTTATCAACAATATGAATATTATCATATTCATTTAACACTATTATATTATTTAATTTATCAGTGTTTCTATAATATAAATTATGATTACCAACAATAATATATAATGGATAATCTTTTAATTTATCATAAGCAAATCTTTTAACTTCATTTAATACATTTATATCTATAGTTGAACGTTTATCAAAATTGTCTCCTAATGAAACAATCATATCAATTTTTTCAACCTGTAATGTTGGTATAACAAGATTATTGTAAAAATCTTCTTGTTGTTTTAACATTCTAGGATTGCCATTTCCTATACCTGCATGTTCATCACCAATAATTAATATCTTCATAATTTACCTATTAAAGTTTGTTCCATGATCTTTTCCAATTGTATATTTATTTATTATATTCCAATCAGCTTTATCTTTATATTTTAAAAAAATAATTTCTTCTCTTGTTGCATATTTTATATTATCTTGTTTTAAAAGTAAATCAATATATTTTAATTCTGATAATTTTCTAACGATATAATTTTTTATTGCTTTATCATGTTCATCATATGTAGTTGTCTTTCCATCTAACATCATTAATTCTTTAAAATGAACAATATAATATTTTCCTTGTTTATGTAATAAGTAACAAGATGGAGATAAAACTTTGTTGTTAACATTCCCTAATCCAATTCTAGTTAATGTTTCACGAATCAAATTAAAATCTTTTAATAATTTAATTTCTGTTAATTTTTCTATTTCAATCATTTTCCAATTCTTCCACCTAGTTCATAATATTGTCTTAATTCAATCAATTCATCCGTTGTAATAAATTTTAAATATTCCTTGGCTCTTTTGCAATCAACATTATATCTTTTCATTATTAGTTCATCATCTTTAGTCGTTTTAATATCATCATACTCTAATTTCTTTTGCCAACCATAAGGTATATTTTCAAATAAAAAATCATAATGCATTTTATCAGTTAATTTAGTTTGACTGTTTAAAGCATTAATCACAAATAAACAATTTCTATATTTAGAAAAATATAAATTTAGAGCATATTGTGAATAACCTTCTAATGAACTTACTTTAGTTTTGGTTACTATACTTTTAATAAAATCTAAAAGATTCATTATACACCCTTTGACATTATCTCAGTTACTAATGCAGCTAATGTAATTTCAGGACAAGTTGCAATTGATGATTTGTAATTATAATCTGCAACAGTCAATATGAAATCATTTTTGTATTCTGGTTTTATAACATTATACATTTCATCATATATTCTAATATATATGTCTGACTTTTCATAGTTATTATGAACCCATCTTCTTAAACTATTAAAATCTTTTAACTTCATAATATTTAAAAGTTCATTAATATCATTATCCTGTAAATTAAATTCATTTGGTATCACATTATATGTAACTGAACCAGTCATAGAATATGTTTGTAATTCATTAATAATTCTACGAATATCCGGATAATAAGTTTTGATTAATGGTGGTAATATTTTTTCATCATATACAATATTTTCAGTATCTAAGATATATTTGCATCTTGATAATATACTATATGCTACTTGTCTTTTTTCATCAGTGGTATTTGCATCAATATTGAAAATTGGACATCTTGATAATAAAGGTTCAATAATTTTTTCAGGGTAATTACAGGTAAAAATAAATGAACAATTATTAGAAAATTCTTCAATAAAATTTCTTAGCGCTGGCTGTGTGCTATTTTGGTTGCTGTAATCGATTTCATCAAGCACGATACATTTTTTTGTTCCTTCCATTGAACCAGAGAAAACAAATTCTGACATCTCATTTCTAACTGTATCGATATTTCTATCTAATGAACAATTAATAAATAATGTATTATCTTTGCCAGATATAGTATGTGCTAATAATAATGCAATTGTAGTTTTACCAATTCCTGGATTTTTTGAAGCTAATGTCATATTAGGTATATTATTTTTATTTAATATACCTTTAATAATATTTAATTTCTTTTCCGGTAAAATTAAATCTTCTATTTTAGAAGGTCTGTAAAATTCAACCCATGGTCCTTTCATACTATTTTCCTTCCTCTAATGTTGTCAACAAAATATATTTTACTGCAATTTTAGAATTATAATTAGCAATAATTTTTGTCATTGGTATTTTTACACCACTGCTATTAACTCTTAAACCTATATCAAATTTATAATCTGAGGCATCTATTAACTTAATCTTATCTAATACTATATCATACATATTATTTGAATGTATATGGTCGCATTTAACATTTAAATTAAATTCATTAGCTGCTTGTTTTTTAGTATATGAACTTATGATGATATTTTCATTATCAATAGATTTTACTCTAATAATATCATTACCAATTTTATTTGATATGTCTACTAATTTTTTTAATTGATCCTTATTTAAGTAAAAATTAAAATCAGATTCAATAGTCATATCATCAAAATTATATCTATTTAATGTTCGTTCTTTAATTAATTCAATTGATGAAACTCTATATTTAATATTATAGTTTTCAGCTTCTATAATAATTTTTTTAACATCTTTCTCAGTCTTAATTGATATATCATTGTCTTTTGATAACATAGATATAATTGAACCAATATCGTAAAATGCAAACTCATCAGGTAAAAATTCAGGAATTGATACTTCAACAAAAACTGTCTTATCTAGTGATTTTGTTTTCAAAATATTTGTACCATCAAAATACATACTTGGATTAATTACATTGAAGTTCTTCAATATATCAATTATTTCTTGTGTTACTTTCATTATATTATTTCCTATTAACTAAATAAACTATCGATATCATCTTTAGATGATGAAGATACATTATTATTTGTAAATTTTTCTGTCATCACTTTTTGTACTTGACTTTTAACATCACCACTAAAAGTTTCATCATCATAAATTCTTGATTTAGCTCTATCAATACGTGCAGTAAATCTCATGTATTTATTTGGATCACCATATCTATTCTTTAATTGCTTAATCATTATTTTACTATCTTTAGATAATTCTTCACTATTAATAAATGCTAAGAATAAATCTGCGGTTTGTGGAACACCTACTGATTCAGATGTATTTGATAAATCCATATCATCTGTAGTGAATGCTTGTCTGTTGGATTGAGTTGCTGACCAACATGGAATATCATACCTAACTGCAATACCTCTTAATTCTTCTGCAACAGCTTTTATTATTTGATATGAGTTAGAATTTTTTGTTGAGTATCTATATGAGCCCAATAAATTTAAATAATCCACAATTAAAACATCTACATCAATTTTTTTCTTTAATTGTAAATCATCAATTACTTTTTTAATATCTAAGCATGTTATTGAACCTGCTGGCCATTCCTTAATAATTAATTGACCTTTACCATTACTTTTTAATTTATCAAATCTACCTAATGTGGACTGAATATTTATTGCAGCTAAATCATCTTGACTCACATCAAGAACATTTGCATCCAATCTTTTTGATATTTGCAAATCTGACATTTCACATGTTACATATAATACATTCAAACCTTGTTCTATAGAATGTATTGCCATATCTGTCAACCAAACAGTTTTACCACCACCTGTGTTTGACATTACAATATTAAGAGTTTTAGATTCAACTCCTCCATTTGTAACTATATTCAAAATACTTAAAGGTGTGCTATATTTTTTTATTTGATTTTTGTATGATTGTAATCTTGACTCTATATCGTCTGTATAACTATAACCAATATCATTTCTAAATGAAACTGCAAGAGCATCTTCTAACTCTCTTAATATATTATCATCGATTTTATCTTTGTCTTTTAATTTTGCAATACTATTATAAAGTGCAGTTCTAACAGCTTTATGTTTACAATACTTTTCAGTTTCCTCAACTAACCATTTATAATTCATATCATTTAATGGTTTGGAAACACTTTTTAATAATTCAACTGAATTTTTATATTCCTCGGTATCTGCATCACATAGATTATCAATACTAACTTTGATAACTTCTTTCGAAGGCATATCTTGATAATCTATAGAATATTTTTTAATTATATTCATGATAGTTTTATATTCACCATCAAAATATTCACTTCTGATGTGTGATATAACTTCGTTGAAATATTCTTTGTTATTAATAAGATTACTAAGAATTATAAATTCTAAACTGTTCATTATCTATCCACCGATCACATTAATTGATTTATTCATTATATATTGTTTTTATTAAAAAATAAATAGATAGGGATTTTTACATCCCTACCTACATTTAAATTAAGCTAAGTCTTTAAAAAACTCATCTTCAGTTGCAACTGAAACTTCTTCTTTAGTATTTTCAACTGCATCAGTCCAAGGAACATCATCAGAAACTGTTTCTTGTTTATTAATCACTTTTTCATGATTAGCAAGATTTTCTTTATATGATGTTGATACACCTTTAATAACATCTAAGAATTTATTTTCAAGTTCATCATAAGGTTTAAATAATTTTTCACTAGTAAATTCTTCTAATGGATATAATTTATTCCATAATGTATCATAAAGAGCTGAATTATTAACATCTTCAAAAATTGGACTTGGTGATTCAAAACTTGAATTTTCATAATTTAAAAATTCACCTTTGTTGCAAGTACGCATTTTAAAGTTTGCTCCACTCCACATATCAAAAACATTTACTGGAGTTTCACCTTCATATTGTGGTTGAATTTGACCTTGAATTTTGTCAAAAATTGTTTTTGGACAACGATATAAAAATACTTTACCTTCATTATCTGGTTTAGCAGGATCTTTAACAACCAAAATGTTCATAATGTAATTTGTTTTACGACTACGATCTTTTGGATAATTATTTTTATCTGCTTTCCATAATTCACCATTTGATTCACAAACCGGACATTTACGACCAATTGTTGTAGGGCAATTCTCAATATAAAATTTATTATTCTTTTTAAATGAGTGTGTGTGAAATTTTTGATATTCAAGAGGTTCTACTTCACCTTTTGAATTTTTAGCAGGTCCAATAAATCTAATTGTTGCTGCTCCTACTTTTGTTGTTTTATCATATGTTAAAGTCCAAAATCTTTCGTCTTTTTCATATGTAGTACCTTTAAACTTTTCTTGTAAATTGTTTAATCTATTACCACTTTGTTTTTTTAAATCTAAAATATCCATTTAATTTTATTCCTATTTAATTTTATTCACATAATCATAATCTAATTTATTCAAGTATTATAATCTAATTATTATCTAAAATATACTATTCAACTTTTTTTAAATTATTCAACTCAAATTCTTGTTTAAACATTAATGATTTAATGTCTTCATTTATTATTTTTTTAACATCAAATTCATCAAGTTCATATTCTTCTTGTATTTTTTGAAGTACATCAATGATTCTTTCATTGCTGTAATAGCTCATTAAAATACGTTTTCTTAATTCTTCTTTCAAATCTTTACACATTTGATTCAACTTTACTTTTAATAAATTCAGGAAACAATTCAAAAATAATTTTTTTATTTACACCTTTAATTTTTCTTGTTTTTAAACCTTCAAGAATTATATCAACATCTTTTTGATTAAACTCAACCATATATTTATCAAGTAATTTAACAATAAGTTCTTCATCTTCATGTTTGACAATTAAATGCTGATATAGTTTACGTTTTAAATCTGACCAATCTAAAACACCGGAACCATCTCTAACATATCTTGTTTCAACTACAAATTTTTTAGGTATACTATATTCATAGTTTTCATTAAAAACTATATCAAAGAATGATTTCAAATCCTTTTCTTTTGAACATGTATGTTGTATTGATTCGGCACTTGATTTCGCAAGTGTAATTTCATCTATAATTTTATATAATTTATTTCTCATTATTCTAATCCACTTTTTACATTATTATATTCATTGTAATAAAAACTTGTCAGTCTATGTATTGTTAAATAGTTACGTGTTTTCATACCAACAGTCTTTGATTGTTCAACAGCATCAAGAAAAGCTTTTTTAAATATTTCTAAATATTCAGATGGTATAAAATCAAAATTGATTAGTTTATTATTACGTTCATAATTTTTAATAATCTCATTTACATAAACTTCTTTAGGTAAATCTTTATCTTTTGGTTTTAATGTGTCATATTGACTATTAAAATATTCTCTAACTGTATCTGAACTTGTTATATCTAACTCTTCAAGAATTTGTTTAGTAACTGATTTTTGTCTAACACCTTCCATTAAGAAAACATTATCTGATGAATATATATTTGGAATACCATCAGAGCTATCACCTTTAATAATTAATTCTTTTAGTTTAGTTTGATCATATATAACATCTTCTTGTTTCATAAGTGACCATTGTTTTACATTTGGAAGTTTTAAAAGTTGCATCATATCTTTATCTGAAGATAAAATAATATGTTCCTCATTATCTTTTAAATTCTTTGAGCATAGAGCAATTAAATCATCAGCTTCAAGTT